AATGTGCCAACAAATCCTTTTGTTGACTCATCTGTACCCATAATAATTTCTACACCATCTTCTGCTATACTTACAGCAGCATTTGGCTGTTCAGTACCAATACCTAATCTATCTGTACCTGAGTCAAAGTAAATGTATTGATTGATTGAAAGATCACCATCTACTACTAAACCTCTTAATCTACCAACTGATTTTAAATTACTGTTTACTACACTGGTTCCTAGTGTGTCTAGTGTTAGTACTTCTAAATTGTTTATTTTAATTGCTTTATTTTTTGCAAGGTCAATATTTTCTGTTGAAAAGATACTCTTTGTATCTTCCATATAAGATAATTGTTTAGTGTAGTCTTTACCCGCCCAGAAAAGACCTTTACCGTTGATATCGGTAGTGAATTTAATTGACTGATTTGATGCCCATCCGCCGTCTGATGTTAGAGCTGATTCTAGCTCAGTTAGGGCTTGATTAAGTCTCGTATTGTCCATATTAGTATTTATCCTTTATACAGAAAAGCCGGTTTATTGTACTTTCAGCAAGATTATATCATTATTTATCCGACCGTTGAGCTTTATGTCCACTGCTTTAATGTCATCTAGGAATGATCTCAACTTAACTTTACCACTATCTTTGAACTGTTTTAGTTGTTCTTCTGGTTTACGTAGCGTCTTCTGCATACTTTCAGATTCTTTGAATCCTGTAATAGTTGTACCTTTTACACTAAGTCCACTGCCTTCACGCTGTAGTCCTTGTGGGTCTTGTATCTCTGCTACATATTTTCCTATCTTACGTGTTTTACAGTTAAACACCCATAGCTCATTGCACTTGATAATATCCTCTGGATTAATACTAGCAAGTTGATATTTGTCATCTGATTTTTTGTACTTCAGTTTTGCCACAAGTTTGTCTGCACTATAAACCTTACGTTTACGTGGTTTACGTGTTGCTTTACTTGAATCAATAACAACTTGACAACCGCCATATATTCTTTCTAGTGCTGTTAGTAAGTTCTTAAGTTCTTTTTTGTCTGAAAATTCGTATGCTTCTTGTAATTGTTTTGCATAATCAATTTCAAGTTCGGTTGCAGTTTTCTTTAACTTAGGTGGATTGAGTACTTCTCGTATTTCCTTAAGCTCGGGCTCATACAAATTCATAATTTTACGAGCATGTGCTTGTGTTATTTTCATTTGAGCAAAATGTTTTGTAAAGTCAAATCCTTTAGGATCAAATTTCAAACTGTTATCCTGCTGTCTTTCAGTCCAGCCATCAAGCCATAGATCAACTTTTTCACAAGCGGCAATTGCCTGCATCTCAATACGTTCTTGAATAGAAATTACTCTTTTTTCTGTTTGCTTCTTTTCTTTTTCTTCTTTCTCTTCTTTAACGTCTTTACCTGCTTGTATTGCTATTTCAATTCTTTTTTCAAGAAATTCAATAGATGATTTTAATTGACCCATTGTCCCAGGAAGTGATTCCCAATGATCTGCTTCTTTTTGTGAAAATCTTGGAGCACCTTTTGTGTCCATACGTGCAACAATTCCAGCAGTAACACTAATAGCATGTTTAGGAGCAGCTTTGATCCATTTGATTTGATCGCTAGTATACTTTCCTTCTTTTTCCATCCAGTCATATACATTAGTGTACAAGTCCTCTGGTTTAAAGTTTGCGTAGTACCAGTCGTTTGTTGCTCGACGATGCCTATGTATTTGCTCGCCAGTCATTTCTTCCCAACCGTCCCAATTAGGTTCCGTGAGCTTTGCGCCACGCTGAATGCGAGGTGCTGCTCTTGGCTTCTTTCTCTTGGTACTCTTAGGCAATGCCATCTGTTGCTCCTATGATAAAAATATTACTATATGATGATATATATCATTTGTCAAGAAAAATCTGCCCTAAACGAAATTGTCATGTTAGATTTTTCGCAATAGGAAATATTTCTGAGATGACTTTAGCACACGCTACAGCAATGTCCATATGCTCTTTTTGTGTTCCGTTTGCACCTCTAAGTTGAATATAATGTACCCAACTTCTAATTGTTCCATTCATGTATAGGCGTGTTTTGGTTAGACCTTCTGGTAACACTACACGGGCTTGTTCTTTTGCAATACCGTTGTCAATTGCCCACTCGTATGCTTCTTTAGCTGCCGCAATAACTTTTTCTTGTTGCGATTCCCAATCATTAATTAGATTCATATCTTGTTGTGTTGTACCTAATTCAATTGAGTTCTGTCTGTTCTTTGTATCCTGTAGTCGTGCTTCACGTAATACAAATTGATTGCCAAACTCTGCAGGATCAGCATAACGCTGACTGAACTCTTGAAAAGCAAAACTACGATGTCGCACAATTTGATGTGCAATATCTCTTGTGGTATTAATCTCTAATACTGCGTTAACCATTTCTAAAGGTGACCAATGTTGGTGTTTAATCAAATACTTAATTAAACGTTCGCTTGTTTCTGTATTAATTTGTGCGGCAGGGTTTGATACCTTTGCACAAAACGCAATTAGTTCTTGAAGGTCTGTTAACCCTTCATTTTCAAATTCTTCTGTTGCTCGACTATACGATACTAGTTTTACTTCTGTCAACTGCTTGTTTCCTTATGTAAAGTACTGTAGGGCTACACCACGTAGCCCTACTAATGGGTTGGTTTACTGTGATACTGCTGCGTTTTTTCTAGCGTTTTTAGTATCAGTGATTTCTTTTCTACGTTCTTTTGCGGCTTTAGTCATTTCTTGTAATGCTTTACGGGCTCTTGTTCCTGCTGCTCCATTACCGTTTTCAAATTTTTCGTTTTCTTCTAAAAACGAATCAAATGCTGATTTTAATGCTTCTACGTGTGTACTCATAATTTATTTTTCCTTTTAATCTGTGCCGAGAGTCTTCTCAACAGTCATAGTATATAAGCCTAGACTGCAAAAGTCAACTATTAAAGTGGTTAAATACGTACATAATGAATGATTTTACTCTTATTCCGTTTCATAACATTGTTAAGTTCGGACAAACAACAATGCTAAAACAGCCGCTATTCAACGTTAGTTGGATACTTGGTCGCTTCTGTAATTACAGTTGTAGTTACTGTTGGCCGTATGCAAATTCAAATGTTCCGGATCATCAAGACTTTGAAGTGTATACAAATGCAATAGATGAAATCAAACGCCAAGCAAGAGAAAACGGTTTTACCGAGTTCCATTTTAGTTTCAGCGGCGGTGAACCAACAGCATATAAAAAGTTTGGTGACCTAGTTGAATACTATGCAAATGATAATGAGGCTAAGTATCAAAGCATACACCTTACAACTAATTTAAGTCCAGGTGAGAAATGGTGGGCAAGATTTATAGACAACACCAGTCACCTGACACGTCGCAGTATTACCGCAAGTTATCACGCAGAATTTGCAAACGAAAAAGACTTTGGTGATAGATGTTTGCAACTCATGGAAGGAGGAGTGTTTGTTACAATTAATCAAGTTATGGTTCCTGAACACTTTGAGGAATATTATGAACGTTGTAGCAGATTCGCAGACAAAGGAATTAACGTCACTCTTAAACCGCAGTCCGACCCTACCGCGTCTAGAATAGTTGATGGTTATACCGATGAGCAAATTGATAAGTTACAAACAGGCTTTCCACAAAATTGGAAAGGCGAACAAGTTATGCAAATGTATTTGGAAGATGCCAAAGGAAATCATTACGGCTTAGATCAAGCAGAAAGAATGAATGCATTTAACTTTAATAAGTTTAAAGATTGGCATTGCAACGCAGGGTATCAAAGCTGCATTATAAGGGGTGACGAAGTTAAGAGAGCATATAGTTGCAGCGATAGTCCCTTAGGTACGCTACACGACGGTTTTACGCTGTTTAAGACACCATCTAAGTGCATTACTAGCTCTTGTGTAAGCAGTGCAGACAGCAAGATACCAAAGAAGTTATGAAAATAGACATTGAAGATATAAAATTTTGGATGGACGCTATTCGCAATAGTGATGATCGAGATAGAATGCTAGATAGTTTCTGGGGCGGACAACTATTTTCTAAAAGATGGTTAGTAGAGCATTTAGAAAAAATTTCTAGAATTCAAAATGCAAGTATAGTAATTCACGGTGGGTGGAATGGTGTATTAGCAAATATGCTTTTTAATAGTGATGTAGGTGTTAAACGTATTACTAGTGTTGACATTGACCCTAAGTGTGAACAAGTTGCATACACTATTAATAAAAGATATGAAATTGATGGCAAATTTAAAGCAGTAACTTGTGATATGGCGGAATATGAATACGAGTTTATTCCTGACATTATTATTAATACTAGTTGCGAACATATTACACAACAGACTTACGACAAGTGGTTAGAAAATATTCCTAACACTCCTACAATTATATTACAAAGTAATAATTATAATAAGTTAGAAGAACATATTAATTGTGTTAGTAGTATTGATGAGTTTAAACGTAAATCTAAATTACATGATGTAACAGGATTAGAATATAAACCACCTAATGTTGAGTACACACGATTTATGTTAGTAGGAAGACCTTAATGTTTGACTTTTCAGATCTTAAAACAATACACATTGAGCTGACAACAAATTGTCAAGCCAAGTGTCCTATGTGTTCACGTAATATACACAGTGGTATTGAAAATCCATTACTAAAGATTGTTGGGTGGACATTAGAAGATTTTAAAACTATTATAAACAAAGAAGTATTAGAAACAGTTGACCGTATATACTTTTGCGGAAACTTTGGCGACCCTTTACTTAATGACAACCTTATTGAAATCTGCAAGTACACAAAAGAAACAAGTCCTAAAACTGCAATAGGAATTCACACAAACGGTAGTTTAAGAAATGCAAAATGGTGGACAGAACTAGCACAGTCTTTGCCACAAGATCATTGTGTGTACTTTGCACTTGACGGTTTAGAAGACACTCACAAATTATATAGAGTTGGAACTGATTGGAATAAAATTATTGAAAATGCAAAAACATTTATCGAAGCAGGTGGTCGTGCTAACTGGACTTATATCAAATTTAAACACAACGAGCACCAAGTAGAAGAATGTAGAAAGATTGCAAAGGAAGTAGGCTTTCAAGATTTCACAGTTAAGAACACATCAAGATTTTTAGTTGAACCTAAATATGATGTGTGGGACAACAATAGAATACCTATATACAGTTTAGAAGCACCATCTGATACTGAGACACATTTTTTACCTAAAGAAGTAATTGATGATTATAAGTCAGTGTTAGATGAAGCAGAAATAGATTGTCATGTACAAAAGATTAAAGAAGTCTACATTGACGGATTTAAAACTTTATTACCTTGTTGTTGGTTAGCACAAACGCCAATGACGTTTTACGATCCTACACATATTTGTGAAGATGTAGTAGACATGTTGCGTAACCAATACAATAAAATGATAAGCGACTTTGGTGGTATACAAAATCTTGATGCAACAAAAGGAATAAAAAATATTATAAGTTCTGACGTATGGCAAAACATATGGAAGAAAAAGTGGAACGAAGATAAAATGCTTATGTGTGCAAGAACATGTGGCAAGTTTAAAACTTTTGATATCTCTCAACCACAAGATCAATTTATAGAAAGAGAAATGCTGTAATGACTTGGTACTACGACAAAGAAGATACTAGACTAGGTAAGTTCCAAAGAGAACTTGCAGAAGCATCTACAAAATCGTTTTGTGTGTTACCTTGGATACACATGGCAACTAGACCAAATGGTGATATGAGATTATGCTGTACATCTAATGCAAGTGGTGCAGGTGACGATCATGAAGTAGGACTTGTAAAGATGGAAGATGGCAAACCTGCAAACTTTGGTAAACACACTCCTATGGAAGCATGGAATAATGATTACATGAAAAGTGTGCGTAAAACAATGTTACGTGGAGAAATTCCTGCAAGTTGTAAAGGCTGTTTCAAAGAAGAATCACAAGGTATTGTTAGCAAACGTATATGGGAAAGTGCAACGTGGAAAAATGACGAAGGTGTTGATATTCCAGAGCTTATTGCACAGACACAAGAAGACGGAACTGTACCTGAACAATTACAATATCTGGATCTAAGATTAGGACATACATGCAATATTAAGTGTGTAATGTGTAGCCCGCACGACAGTAGTAAGTGGGTTGCGGACCATAAAAAACTTATTCCTGTGCTACAAGACCCAGAAGTTAAAAGACAAATGCAGTGGGATAAAAAACTTTTTAATAATAAATGGCATGAAAAAGATACTTTTTGGCAAGAGCTTAATGCACAAATACCTTACCTAAAGCAAGTATATTTTGCAGGAGGAGAGCCATTAATGATTAGAGAGCATAAACGCTTTTTAGAAGAAATTATTAAACAAGGGTATGCAGACAAAATATTGGTAAGATATAATTCTAATGGTTTACTAGTTGACGAAGAACTAATTGATATATGGAGTAAGTTTAAGAAAGTTAAGTTTGCTGTAAGTATTGATTCATATAAAGAGCGTGATGAATATATTAGATTTCCAACAGACTTTAACCAAGTTGAAAAAACTTTACACATGCTAGACAACACGCCAGATAACATTCATGTTAGTATTGCAACAGCAGTGCAAATATTCAATATAAAAACTATACCTGAATTTATTAAATGGAAAGTTAACAGTAATTTTAAAAAGATGAATGTTGGTTTAATTGACGGACATGTTATGGGTGGCGGTCTTGTAAATGCACATCTAGTACACATACCAACATTTTTAAATATTACAATACTGCCTGAAAAAGACAAGCAAGAAGTACGTGAAAAGTTTGCTGAACTAAAACAATGGTTATGGGATAACTTTACACAAGACGATGAGTTTTGGAAACACAATCCTAAAGGTTGGCGTCAATGGGAAGGATTATTAAAGCACATGGATAGTTGTGATAACAGTCATATGTTACCTGGCTTTAAAGAATACGTTAATAAGTTAGATGCAATCCGTGGATTAGATGCAGCAAAAATATTTACTGAACTAGATCACTTACTTTAGTAAGGGGTATATCAGCAGCACAAGTACACCACTTACGAGTACAAGTTATCCACTCTTCCGGTTGTTCAAAACTGCCGTCATAAATGTTACCTA